TGCAAAGTTGATATCGGCTTCCGCACCATCAGGGTCAACGGTGGTGAAAGTCGTATGTCCGTCATCTAATAGAACCGCTGTGAGGTAATTTGTCGCATCGTAGCTTAGACGAAGTTGCTCTGTGGTTATTGTCCCTGCTATTTTACCGGCCACGTTAAGCGGCTTTGCTACGTCAACATCTTCGTTTGTCCCGTCTAAGGTTATATATGTCACTGGTGTATTATTAACGTCTACCTGTAATGTCGCTACAACATCCCTTGTCGCCTGAGTGGTTCCAAATAGAATGTTAGCAGTCCCGGCGGCATCGGTGCTGTCATTGAATGTCAAGCCTGGGTCTGCGTCCGTGATTACGGGATTTCCGGTTAGGGCAGAATCGTCTATGGCAGGGCTACCAATGGAAGTCCTGAGAGTCGCACCTGATTCTGGCACCGGGTCCGTGGTCCCATCGCCAACTATCATTTGTCCATCAGTCAACACAGCCATTGGTGTTACCGGCCCCGTTCCAGATCCCAACAATACGCCACCGTCTGTCAGCGTTGTGGCATCAGTCCCCCCGCAATTAACATCCATTGCGTCATTTGGGGTCCCTGTATCGTCACAATCAATATCCGCTGCCCAAACAGGAAAAGACAGCACAATCGACAAGATAATTGAAATTAGTAGTTTTTTCATAGTTTTAAGACTCCCCAAAATAAATGTTATCGGTTCCAAAGGTTACGTTATCCGTACTAAATAAAATATTGTTTTGGGTCACAGCATACTGACAATCAGAATCGTCAGACGGGCACCTGACAAGACTATCTGATATCAGCCCCCGCACAACAGGTCTTATTAATGCAGCCAGAGGGCTACTAATCAAGCCACCCAAACCCACATACTCATACGCAGCGAAGCAAAGAATTGTCAGGATTATCAGAATTAGTTTTCTCATTTTATATTAATGCCTCCGCTTGAATACTTTTGATCATGGCGGCACCCCTTATTTAAATAACCGCATATCAACAGTCCCACTGGTATAGTCACCATTTTTCATACCTATACGGTAATAAACATCATGGGATGGTTCATCGACAACTCTTTCAGCGTTAGATGTCCATTCTTCTACATCTACCCAGTTACTACCATCAAAGCTACGCTGTAACGTCACGGTCCCGGCCCAGGTGTTCGATATTGATAGATCAAAAGCGCCGCCGAGCTTTGCCGTGTCTGAGGTGAATGAGTCGGCCCCAGGGTCTGTGCTGATTGTCAGGGTTATGTTCACTCCCGCAGCCGCTATGGCCACACAAATGAAAAATAATAACCCTATAATCATAAATGGTTTGCGTTTAATGTTTTTTTTCATGTCTATACTCCTAAGTAATTATTTTGAGGTTTAATCAGTTTCAACTGTCACTTTGCTTGCCTTTATTGTTGCTTTAAAAACCTGTGGAGCACCCGGCCTCGACGTATTAATGACCAGCGACAACTCGACCGAAAATTTAGACTCATTACCGAAAGTATCGTAAGCCGTTGCAGCATAAAATCCAGGCCCCTCTCCGACATTTAACATTTTGTACTCAGTGACATTGCCGACATCAACAACAGAATCGTAGGTGTAGAAATCAAAATCACATAAGGGATCTTCCGGATCGTCACAAAACGCCGCCCACGTATCCTTGCACTCCTGGGTATCGCATTCTGCCTGTTTAGCCGCCAATATATCGGCCGGATTCAACGCCGGATCGAAACGTGATACCTTACCGGCATATATTTTATATCCTGCCAAATCATTTTCCGTGTTAGGGTCCCAGGCGAAAGTGATCTCTGCCGCATAAGCACTGGAACACATTAAAAACATACTGAATGCAAACGCTAAAATCTTTTTCATGGTGCCCCCGTTTTTTACCTATTTGACAGCAATTATATTTTAAGGGGAATCATCGAAGGTTGGGCAGCACTGCATGTTTGAGCCATCAAGCTGTCTCACCCGATAAAAACTGTCTGATTCTCCTTCATGGTACTGGGTAACTTCACCAACCAAATAAGCCATTTTGGCCTCGGTCACATCTCCGTCCGCAATTTTGGCAGTTGTTACCGAAGCGCTATCCAGCGCCGCCGCCTGGATCGCAGGCGCGCCCGAGTCGCCATTAGCCAAGGCTGTTAGGTTATCCCGTAATTGCTGCATCTGAGAAGATGTCAGTTTCGTTCCGTACCCGAAAGCCCCTGATAAGTTAGTCCAGGTCATTATTTAATACCCCCTTTATTTTTTCTAAATGATCAGGGCATAAGTGTGCAATATCTTCCTCGGTCTGATCATTATAAATCCCGTTGATATGCCCCCACCCAGGAAACCCCTCATTAAATTTCTTTTCCGTATAAACCCGTGGGCATCTATGGACGCTACAATATATAGTCCGCAATATCATAATAGCAGCTTGTCTCCATCCAGCACATCAACATCAAGAAAGAAAGCGTCCCCAGCGGTCGCCTCGTTCATTTTGTAATCAACTCGGAATTTATCCGTATCAATTTTCATCTCATCAAAGCGCCAGCCAGTCCCGGAATTTATATTATAAAAAGTGTCTACAAACCGTATCGTTTCTCCAAGCTGACGATACAACCCAACGACTGTGGCACTTAGCTTAAATTTCCTCGGTGGGTATTGATTCGCCAGAGCTTTGCGCTGCGCCATGTTTTGGCATGACGCCGAGTCAACATACCAGATGTTTTTATTTTTCCAGGTCGTTTCGTGCAACCCGAAAGTATTAACCGATGTGCTCTCTTGCATATAAGTTGCTATTTGCCAGTAATCCGAATCGGTGGAATACAGGCCATATACCCAGGCTTTATTTACCAGGTTCATTCCATCGACAGTTATGTTAACGTCAAGTATATCATCTGCAACCAGGGTGAAATCAAGCGAGCTTGGCTCCGTGTATCGCCGGAAATATAATCTGCCATCCCCCTCCGTCCAGATAGCGGAGTCCGTCATGTCACCGAGATCACCCAGGGCCTTCGCCACCTTTATGCCGTTATAGTATGCCGCCATTACAATGTTGTCAGATGAGAAATTTTCGGCCCACACATTAAAGGATTCCCAATCAATATGAGGGTTCGCCGCACTTTCCGTATTATCTAACTCGCCATAACACGTGCAAATCGTCCATGCTATATCAGATGGAACTTGACTGCTTAACTCCACCGGCTCATCAGAGGTACCGATCTTTTTTTCTGTAAGCGCCCACAGCCGATCTCTTAAATGAAGTTCACAAGCTGATTTTTTGGGATAGCGGACCTCCTTTATATCACCGGAAAATATTGATACCGTTTCATCACCAGAGTTGGCATGGGTATAGCCAACCAAAACCGAGCAGGTATTCGGCAGTGTCCATACCCGCTCATGAAAATTATTGAACAGCCCATCATCATTTGCAAGCGTTACGGTGGCCTTGCTCGCGATAATCCTATTGGCATACCGACTGAATTTCGGCCACCTGACAACCCTATCGGAATAATCACTCGACCCGATAGTGAACTGGCGCACCGGTGCCGAAGCCCTGAGTTGAAGCTGGTCTACGTACCATGATGTAACATCATAAGACATTTTACAAACCCGCTGTGCCTGACAGCTTTATCTTGCCACTATAATATTCGGCATATGGACGTTGCATTTTCTCGAATGGTTCCGACTTGTTATCAAATGTTACGCTGTTGACTTCCATAACCCCAAATGAATTAATCATAAACAAAAGGTCGGCTGAACTCTGCCACCAAGAATTTATCTGCTTTGCTTTACTCGATGCCAAATAATCAAGCGTGAATTCAAACTTACTAAAGCGGCTCCATTCATACTGGAACATCTGCCCTGTTTTCGACCTGTGCTTTGACATAACCCGCTGTTGTTTTTTCTTGTAGTCCCAATTGGGATATATTTGCTGGGTTTCACAGTTTACCGCATATATTTTAACATCGTCTATATAATATGTTCGATTATAGATATCCGCCTCAATCTCGGTGGACGACTCAGCATGATAAAATTGGATCTGCCCATCATTACCCCCTGTTGATTCGGTGTAAATAAAATCTATTTGTGACCATTGGCTGGTTAGCAACTTATGGGTAACATCATATATCGTTGATCCCGCGCCATCTTTGATCTGTACGTTGCATTGCCTTTCCCATCCTTCCGGTTCAACTATTAAACTGGCCTTGTATTTAATCCACATTTCCCCGTATTGCATCCCGTACCCAGGCTCGCTTGCTTCATTGCCAAGCCAGTCGTTCGGGTCAGGCCCCCTTTCGCAATCGGTACACTTTGATTCCCCAAACCATTGAAGACATTTTAAAACTGATATGGTGCTTACCTCTGTATTTTTCCCGAGGCGGTAATATGACCACATACCACCAGCACCAATTTTGCCACCAGGGACAATCAGACAATTTTGCAGATACAAATTGCCAAGATAAAATTCCAGGTCAAATACTCCACCCTGCCAATTTGCGCGGATTTGGTTTCTGTTGAAATGAATATTTGCATCGGCATGGCAAGAGCTTGTATCAATTAAATTTCGTGCGTTAATAGCGCCATCTATGGTCAAATTCTCAAATATGATATTGTCAAAGCTGCCAATGAATTTAAAACCTGCCTGCCCTGAAGCTAAGTTGTCATACCCCCTAATAGCCACTAAAACACCCGCTGTGTACCTGCTCCCCATCCCCCTAAAAATCAGATCTTTATCAAAGGTGAATGTCCCGCTGGATATATCATAGGCGATATATCCGTCATCTGAACCCTGCACCGTCCAATCAGTTGGATACAGTTGAATCATATCACCACTGGTTGCTACGGATACAGCAGATTCAATATTTGTGTACGGATAGCCCTCCCCCACAGGACCGACTTTTAAAATGTCACCGCTAAATACAATGCTTTCGGCATCGGCACCCCACTTGACCCATGTTTCATCTCCGATATATTCCTGGTAGTATCCGCTGGATTGATCCGGGTATACCTGCATCGTGTATAGATACTTCTGGCTGGCATCAAGCGGATATTGATCGCTGATAATCCCCACTCCCCACCCACCGGCGTCAAGCTGCCTAGAAGCCGTACTTGATCCAGGCGCATAAAAAGATGTGGTGATATAATGGCTTCCGGTATAAGCATCAGAGTTTCCGACATTAATCAATGACCAGTTGCTATCAACCTCCATATCTCCGTTTGGGATATGGCCAATTATTTCACTATTAACCTCAGTGGCGAGAAAAAATAACGGGTTCATGTTTAATAAGTGGTTAGATCAAGTTTTCCTGTATATTTATCGGTATATGGTTTCGTGAATTTAAAAAACGGGCTTTCTTTGTTCACAATCATCACACTTGTTATTTCACTCGATCCATCAGATGATATATCAAATTGGCATAGCTGCTGATCTTCCCACCACTCGTTGACAACGGATGCCACTGACGAGGTCGCGAATTCGATATTTAAAGTGAACATTCTAAAGTGTCCATGACTATATTGAAACAAGCCACCAGTCTTGGCCCGGCTCCGATCAACAATCTTTTGTTTCCGGTCTTTAAAATTCCAGCTCGGAGTCAATATAGCCGAATTGCTGGATGAATCCCAAAGCTTATAAATCAGACTCATGGTTCAATTCCCCAACTTGACAGACGCCGCAATGACGGGACAATGTTTTCTTCGACCATGATATCCCAGTCAGTGTCCGACATACCCTCTATCGGCTCCGGGGCCATAATGTTCACCCGCAGGTTATCAACAACTATAGCCTCCCGGTTGCCACCCTGGTCCATAAATTCAATCAGATCCTTGTTCTGGCCAGGGCTTAATACACGCTCATTTTTATTCAACAGGTATGTTTGCTCATTCGGAACGGAAGTTAGCCCACCATGCGCTGCTGGTGGCTTTGTAGCAGCAATCGCGGCCACCTGCGCCATACCTGCCGCTAAAGCCGTTGCTGCCAAGATCGGCCCGACCGGATATGGAAACGCTGATAGATTGGTATTGAATGCCAATATCGCCTTGATAGTTGCCTCGGCTATAGATGTCCCTTGCATTAACCGGAAACCTTTTTTTCCGGCAGCCGCTCCCATGGTCCCCAAATCGTTTAGAAATGTTTGTGTGGACAATTTCCGACTACTTTGGCTCTGTGACTCCGCCTCTTGCGTGCCCAACAATTTATCAGATTCGGCTATAATCTGTTTTGTTCGAAACTCGGTCCACGCCTCATCTTCCATCTGACGCCAGTTGCGAAACGCCTCCGCTGTCTGGTCCATAACCTCCTTGGTTGCCGCCATACCGGAAGGGGTAAAGGGTTCTATGCCTTTTGCCCCTTCGCCCACTGACAGGGACGTGGACACGTCTGACACGGCTTCATCGATCTGTGCAAAGATGCCAGTAAGCTGTCCCTTCAATGAATCGTCGTCAAATCCGGCGAGCCCAAAATCAATCGCTGGCATATCATCGTTTATCTCATTTATTTTTTTACGAATAATGATCTGTCCAGAGTCTAACAACTCCTTTGCCTTGTTAACTGTATCTGGATCGAACCCCAGGAAACCCTTGTCTTCCTGCCGCTCTAAAAGTGCCTGGCTAAAAGCTTTGTGCGCTTTGTCGATCCTTGATATACCATCTAATATTACACCAATAGCTATCGCACCCGCCTTCCCGTACATCAGGGCACCGAGTATACCGACACCCTGTAGCCACTTCGGCATATTATTAAATGTCCCTATTATATCATTTAACACGTTTCCGATGGATGCAATGGCCGGTTTCATTGAGTCTATAAGGCCAGCCGTACCCAAAGCGAACCTTTTAAACATGTTGTAAGTTTCAATGCCGAAGTTTCTCAGCGTGGCAACTATCTGTGTTCTGTTCTCTGCCACAAAATTAGCCATAGCATTAGCCAGGCTTGTGAACGCCGGCATGATGTCTTCTGATATTTTATTCTTTAACCCGGCAAATGATCCAGTCAATCGGGTTAAAGAATCGTTGAATTCGGCGGCATTTACACCGGCTTTAGATGATATAACGAGGCCGAACTTTTCAGCCTCATCCGTCATGGCTGCAAGACCATCTTTGCCATCTTTGAACATCTGAAGCATTGACAGACCACGTTGACCAAATATTTTGGACGCAAGCTCGGCCTTCTCGGTTTGATCCGTCATCCTTGCGAAAGCCTCAGCAACATCCGGTATAAGTTGCTCGGCAGTTTTTAATGTGCCATTTAAATTTCGATATTCAAGCCCCAGTTCTTCAAGGGCGTCTTTACCCTCTCCGATCCCTCTACCATATTCACCTAACCGGACGGTAAAGATCTGAAGGGACTTGTTTAGCGTGTTTTGTGCGACACCGGAAAGCTCGGCGGCGTGACCCATCCTGGAAAGGAAATCTGTTGACAACCCTAATTGGTCTGAAAACTTCTGAACGGCATCATAAGCGACAGCTGTGCTTTTGGTCATAGCAAATAGTGCGGCGCCAATACCACCAATGGCAACTGATGTGCCGACAGCAAGCTTTTTAAGCCCCGGTAAAGAACTTTGCAGCTTTGCAAATGCATTGGAAAAATTATCTTTTGCACCGATAACTATAGTTAGTTTTTCCGCCATTACCGCACCTTCTTTGATAGGGACTGATTTTTCTCATCAACTATCGTATGGAATATCTCAGCCACTATATTGTATTGATCCAAAGTCGCGCCACCATCCGGCCAGGCCACACGAGTATAAAAGCCGGATTTGATACTTTTATCTTTTTGACGAGCGGCCATGAAAGCACCGTCCCAATGCCACTCATAACAGAACCCGAACAGTCGAAACCAAGAGATAATCAGCACACCGGCTATTTTGCCCGTCACCCTGCCAGGGTTTATGTCTATCAGGTGACAGGCTCGTCTAAATTTATTTCATTTGTCTCTGATAGCGTGCTGACCTGAATCAGATCGCCGACTATCTGCACGACTAAAGTGGAGAAAACAATCTCCTGGCAAAGTACCGCCGGGTTCTCGATTGTTTCACCATTTATTGTTATTCCCCTTACATTTCTCACATGATCGAAAAAGAATTCCGCCGCCACCTCCTGTATCCTCAACGATGATTCAATGGCCAATTTCATATCGCCATCATCCGTTGGTGCGTCTACCATGTGGGGAAGCAAGGCTATCATTGCAGCTATTTGCAATGGTCGTACCTCGATTGTCACCTTGCTTCCCGCGAACTCATACTCTTTTTCTTTCCATCCGATTAAAACGTCCATTATTCCCCCTTAATGGTTGTTAGTATGCCTCGACGGTATTTGTCAGTGTAAACTGCATGGCATAAGATGAATCCGAGTCATACTTGGCCTTAGCAGAAAAGGACACCTCCACCAATCCGGGCCCAGATATGTTCGCAGGGAACTCGGTATATACCATTTTCGGTATATCTATAATCAACTGGTTATGATGGTTCATTACCGTTGTCGGATCTGTGATAGATATAAGCAATCGTTGCTTGGTGCGGTTTTTAAAATTCCGAGCCTCATCGTCACCGGATAACAAGAGTGTGCCCGAAATTTCTCCGGTCCTAAAACCGTCCCGCAGAATCCGGGAGGCGTATTTATTGCCATCGATATACGCTTTACCTGCAAGGCTATTCGAAAAGTTCAGGCTGAGACTTGAAAATTCCGTCATGGCCACCCCCGCCAGGCTGATAGATGCAATGTCCCACGCGAAATAGCTCCCAGGATCATAGGCCGGTGTGGTTTTTTCAGCCCATGAAAATTGAGACCCTTTGAACCCGGCTGTAAATTTTATCAACGCACCCTGCGCGATTTCGATATTGAGCGTATCGATCATTGCGTCATAATAAAGATATGCCGACCCAGTATCCCGGTATACCTCGACAGTCATTGGGGGAAGTGCGGCGTTTTCCTCTTGCCAGTCGGTTAGCCTCGGTACGAACAAGTGACTGTAACAGCTTTCCTGAAAGCTAACACTCTCCTGGCCGCACCATCCTTTTAGAAACTTCCCAAAGGAAAGGGGCTGCACTTCCCCGACAATGTCACCGCCTATCTCCCGCATACCACCATAATCATCTGGTTCCTCATACCTGGATGATAGGCTCTCGCTCATCAACTCCTCGATATTCTGTGTCAATGTTTCAGATACAAATCCGAAATAATCCATTGAATCGGTGAGACTGGTGCCCATGCTATCCTGAAAACCTATTCCGAAATGTCCGTCCTGTCCGTAAGCCATTTTGTTACCTCCTTAAATTTACTGCATTACATTTGAATGCATTGTAATTACAGATGCTTGCAACCAGACACCGATATCTGTATCTGCGTTATACTCATACTCTATTGAATAGCCGTTTGTCATATTAACGGTGCCACTCAGCTTTTTGTTTGCTGTCAATATATCCATAACCTCAAGCTCTGCCGCTTGGAGTTTATTTTCGGCATCAGCGCCGCTGATCATGCTCGCCACCTGTATTTCAATGATAGAATCAATAGACGCCATCCAGGGCACATTGCCAATCAAATGAGCCTCGTAGTCAATAGATCCCCGGTATATCCCGACCCAGGCAACGGCATTGGCCGGTCTGTTATAATCAGAATTGCGCTCGGCATTGCGGGTTATATCATAACCTGTTAGGCCATCAGTCAATAACGTTTCAATTGCCTGGGTGATATGCGAGAAATTAATCATTGCAAGCTCGTTTGAATGTGTTTTCTAAACAGCTTTAGTAATTCGGGCATCATTTGTGCCTCGGTCGGTATTATTGCCCGTTCGGGAAGATGCCCCCAGCCCTCATCATGATATATACCGTAATCAACTGCCGATGTGACCTTGCCCATACGTTGTGTGTAATAGTGCTCCCAGCGTGATCTCAGTTGCCCCGTGTCCTGTAATATACGGACTTTACGGCCCTTGGTTTTTGCCTTTGGCCCTATGCGCCGCCTTTTAATAGTTGCCGCTAATAGCGGTTCCCAGCCGCCGTGTGTGGCCATCTTGCCCTCTTGCTGGAAATTCTTTTGGACCCAACGATCAATCAATATAACTGCCTTATGGTTTGTAGCCCGTTGGTTTTTCAGCTTCTTGCTTATGTGCAACATATTGCGGGCCAATGTATTAATGCCCTTTATTTTAAATTCCGCTCGTGCAACCATTAGCTCCTGATGTCTTCCTCGTCGTCTATCATATCCGAATCAAATCCGGCGTAAGGTGAATCGGCATCCAGTATAGAATGAACTGGGTAATAGTCCTTCGTGTTCGACCATACTCCATCACTGGCACCTGCAGGTGCAATGGTGGTGCCTGACTCGGTAAAAATATATTCCTCGCCTTCCTTGAGCCGTTCAATTCGGGCATCAAGTATTTTTTCAAACTCAGCGGCTTTATCCAGATCCCGCGACCGCAACATTTTCAGATATACATAATCGATGGTTAGGTCGGATATGGTCGGCGGCACATCAGTGAATGGCACCGCAAAGTGTGAAGCCAGGCGACCGTCGATTTCTTTTTCGGCATAATATACAAGGTCCGAATTAACAGCCGATACACTGGACGGATTCCATTTGCTCAGTATTGGGTATCGAACGGAACAATCTGAATATGTTGCGTACATAGGATAGACCCTTTAATAATATTTATTTTCGTAATGCTCGACAGACTTGTCAACGATAACTTTATTTAGCTTTTTAATGTCCTCGATGCTGGCAAACAAACCCTCGATCTTTCGGTCCGGCAATACAAAACGATTGCCACCCTTACCCGAAGTGATCGCCAGGGTGAAATCAATGCCGTTGCCGTTCATTAATCGATAAACACATTCGGAATAAAACGGGATACTTTGCGTGATCAGCCGAAGGTCGCCAGTCTTTAAAAGTTCACGCCACATCTCAATTCCCTGGGCAGCTGCATCTTCAATCCGTGGGGTTACAACCCCGCCGTTTTGCTCCATGCTGTACCGGGCGAAGTGGGCGAGGTCTCGTACCCACAGGAATTTTCCAAGATTTCTATCGGGATTAAGCTCCCGATCTTTTTGTATCAACGGGAAATTGCGCTCAAACCGTTTCCGCCGCACCTGCTCGGTCGGATATCCGGTATGCATAATAGCCACGTCATCGATAAGATGAGTTTTACCAGGGCCCTTGTTCATTTCTTTTTCCGGGTGCTCGTGGACAAAGCCAAAAAATTTCATGCCCTTATTATTGCGGAATAACCGGCAGGGGTAATCTGTTTTAAACAACTCCGCAGGCTCAACTGCATAGTGGTGTTGCTTGATTCCATATCCATCCATACAGTTATTGCGTAAGTATTTCGGTAGGTTCTCAGCTTGCTCGAAAGTTTCGTCGCAGTCAATCCACAATATCCAATCCATAGAAGCGGCATCGATAGTTACCTGCCTTGCCACGGCGAACCCGGTTTCCATCGGTGATTTAATCGGGATGATATTTTCAGGGCCAACAAACTGCATGGCCACTGCGTAGGTTTCATCTGTTGTAGTTTCATCCAGGCCTATAATTATTTCATCCGCAATATCTATTATCGACTCAATGGTCCTTCCAATAGTGTGCTGCTCATTTTTTGCGATCATGCAAACTGATAATGTTTCACGTGGTGCCTGTTGTTTTAATTTGCGGACATAATCGATTTTGCCGATAGGTATATCAGGGTTATACTTAAACGTGACAATATAGTGGCCCATATTGTCTCTGTGTGGCAACGCGATCAGTTTAAAGTCTTCCTGTGCCCTAAATAGTTCATAAAGGTCCTCACGTTCGATATGATGGATATGCGCTCTCCATCCAGGGTGTTTTTTATACCCCAGGGCCTCCCATGGACCATACGGGACCGATATTAAAAAATGCCCTTCCGGTGCCAGGTGCGTACTTAACTGTTCAACCAAAGTTCCCGGATTGGGAACATGCTCCAAAATTTCCTGAAGCAAGATAACGTCCACATTGCAAGCAAGGTCAAAATCATCATCTGCTGTTGACTGAAAAAACAAATTATTAACCGTGTCCAGCGCCTGATCCTGCTCGGACTTGTCGCCAATGACATCAAGTGCCCAACGCCTCGCAATCTCTATGTTTTTCGCGTTTATATCAGCCCCGAAAAAACGTATATGCGGATACCGGTTCATAAGGTTCATAACATAATGTCCGTGGGCACATCCGTAATCAAGTATTGCACCTGGACCCATTTCATCAATCAGCCGTGCCGTGTGCTCAAACCTGGGCTGCCCGGTTAGATCTTCAGGGCCATATTTTACGCCCCTGCTTTCCTCATACTCATAATAGCGATCATAGTGGCCCTTGAAATCGTTATTATACAAAAACTCGTAGTTTTTTCTGAACCCGGGAAGAACACTTTCCAGAAGTTGCATGTCCGGTGCCGGGTGGTCCTCACCTATGGCAATGATATCGCTATGATGTTCCAGGTGTTTGTATAAACGCCTTTTATCATTGCATTTATAATATAACAGGTCGTTGAATACCTGATCCCATTGCATAGCAGCCGCTTTCCATGTCTGTTCTTTGCCGAGCGCTTTAATGTGGAGCCTATCCCAGGTGGATGCTTCGAGACATTCTTTTATACATTTCACAAATGCCTGTTTGTGGATTTTCCCGTCTTTTAATGGCACAAATTTCACACCGGCGTTATGGCCGGTTTGCGGAAGTGCTGCGCGATCCTTTGGCCCAATAAACGGCGTACCGACCGCATTGGATTCAAGCAACATCATGTTGCTGGTGTCTTCAAAGGTGGTTGGGTATACACACAACTCCGACTTTGCAAGTAACTTATATAATTCATTTTTACCGAGGCTGCCAAGGTTTGTCACATTGTCCAGTTGGTCGCACCTGTTATATAAATACCGGTAATAGTCCCTCATCTGGGGAACGGTATTGTCATACCCACATACATACAGGTGACAATCAGGCAGGCTTTTCATTATTCCGTTGCGGCCCACAAGGTTTTCAAGTCCTCGCTCAGGTCTCGATGCAAAAACCAGCGACTTTGGTACCCGTGGTAAATTTTGCGCTTCCAGTTCTTCAGGATACGTATAATCAACCCCGTTGAATGTTGCGGTAATGATATGCTTTGGAATATCGAACACTTTTGCGAATTGGTTTTTATGAAATTCTGAAACGGTAAATATCTGATCGATATTAACGAGTTGTTGCTGCACGATCATGGAGTGACGCATCAAACCGATATCATGTACCCACCATATATTTAATTTTGAGTTGATCGGCTTGCGGAACGCAAACGGTATACGTTGGATGATAGTTACATCTGCGGGAACCTTGCTGGAAACGTCGAACCTGTGGCCGAGCGGGTATTGCTCCGAGCGTTCCCCCATCCATTCAAAAAACACGCCATCTGAAAAACCGGTGTCAGGTGACGAGGTAAAAATTACAACTTCATGGCCTAACCTGGCCATCTCCCTCGCCATATAATACCCGGCGCTTTCTGACCCGCCGAGGCTCTTTCCATCCGAAATAGTGGAGCCGTTAAAAGGCATGCCACCAACATGAAATATTATTCTCATTTAGATATCACCCAATATCCTGTTTTATCTTGATTTCTTTTTATGCCGATACTTTGGAGTCGTCGACACGTTTGGTCTTTCGGATTTCGGTATGTTGACCGGCTGAAAATCCATCCCGAATCGGTCGGCCTCTTCTTTATCCTTTGGCTTTATCAAGCCCTTTTTTATCGCATCATCGCGCAGCATGTGATAACTCCTGTTTGAATGGCGACCAGTCTCGCGTGAGACTGGTCGCTCCTCTGCTATGGGTGTCTGTTAAGAACGATGGTTAAACGCTGGTTACATGAGTTAAAAGAAACCCCAGGTTAGCGCCAGTGATTTTTTCGTCCTGGTAATAGCCAAGCTCGACCTCCTCTGATTTTGTCTTGCGGTCGAACGGATGAACCTCTGCCGCCATATTTGGGATAGCGGGTTTTTTCCAACGAAATGAATACATGAAACTGGGCGTTTCCCGAGAGGGCCGTGAAGGTGCATAATAGACCAAGACATAATCTAACCACATATGTTGCAATGCTAGGCTTTGACCTTCAGCGCCGCTGTTGTAGTATGTTTCACCAATGATAAGTTGATCCACCTCGAAGATTTCCTTTGCCTGTTCGCGTGAGGCATAACGGACTTTGCCCTGGCCAGAGGACCCATACAAAAGATCGATAACGTCTTCATGCCTTCGGAAATGACGCCAAGCAAGGCCACCCATGAGGCAACGGTTGGGACGATACCCGGTGGCATCCTGAACATTGGTAATCGCCGTTTGCATATCTCCGATAGGATCTGATTGGCCCGTGGTATAATCTTGCCAGTCAGAATCTATTGTTGAATAGCTGCCAACATTTGAGCCACTCGTCACCTTGTCCGCAAGACGTTTTTCCCAGTTAAGGGTCAGCTTATCTTTGATGTATTCAACTTTGCCGTTTCGCAACTGTTGGATGAAAGCGGCGTCCATATTCTCGCGGTCCTCCAATGTCAATGCGGATTTCAGCGCAAAGTTATTGGCGAAATACGTATCACTTGATACACCACGAGTGATCAGGTTAGCCTCGGTTCCCGGGGCTCGTTTATCGTCCTCAGTCCGCAGGGCATCGGCTTGTGACCATATCGTATATGAATCTGATTGCTTTTGCACCGGAACCTCCGGCGCTACAATATCAGCGATCATGCCCTCCGGCCTGTAGCTCATTGCCACGTTGCTCAGTGGCTGGTCAATATGTAAATCGTGTCCTCGTGCTCCCATTACTCATCACCTCCTTTTATCCATCAATCGAACTAACCTGATACTGGTTTACGCCATGCCAGAAAATTTTACCGATACTCCCTGACGTGATTGCCTCAAGTGCGCGACCATTTACCCAGCCACCAGAAGTTGCCGCCGAGATATACCCGGATGTGACGGTCTTAAACACACCATTTTTTGCGATTGCTCCACCGGCCCTGGCCTTTCCGATCCCCATAAACATGATCGATCCATGTTCACCTGATTTCGGTTTAGATACCAGTACCCCAGTGGCTTCCTGGCCATCATTGGCAATCTTGTCGTCAGCAATCGTAACAATCTGGTACTCCAACGATGAAAGATCCTCTGCCGCTTCAAAGGTCAGGAACCAATTTTTATTTTCAGTTGCCATAATTCTTTACACCTCCTGCGCCCAATCAAGGGCTATTCTTTGACGTAAGCGTTTGCAAGTTTCGGGTTATCGTTCAGAACAGCGAGCATTGCGGTACTGTAATCAACCTTATGCTTTGCTGCGTATTCCGTGGCTTTGGTATCGACGATCTTTTGGACCGTGGCACCATCCCCATAATTTGTGTTGTCGGTATCGTGCCCATACTCGCGCATATCAAGGATGATTTTTGTGTCTTCCACGTATTTTTTAAACACGCTGAACGGACACAGATACCCCTGCTTTGCATCATAGACGAAACCCTTGACGAGCTCGTCCCTGGATGCCGGCGTAAGCTTTCCGCCTTTCACGGCCGCCTCACAGAAAGCCTTAAATTCCTTCTCATTGGATGCTTTTTCTTCGGCGGCTTTATTTTCCTCGAATTCCTTCAGCTTGGTGGCGTTATCATCCGCCAGTTTTTGGGCGTCCGCCTTTTCTTTTTCAGCGAGTTCAAGGCGGTCCTTAAACTCTTTTATTTCTTTATCCCTCTTTTCATCATCAGCCATGGTATCACCTCTTGTCTGGTTTACAATTCCGTTGATAGTTAGTTCTTTTTTATCAAAATTATTCATTTGCCAGGTATACGCCATTACCTTGTCAAACTGTTCATTCAGAATGGATTGAGTTAAGTAGGCGTCTATATCTGCCAGGTTATCGACTGCGGGAACATCGGCGCCGAGGAGTGCGACCGCTCGTAATACACGCTTGCGGATATTACCGGCCTTGTCGCGCATATTGAAATATATCTCTGCTGATAGGCGTTTATATCGCCCACCCTTGATCGCTTTATAAACAACTTCAGGCACTTGTGTTAATGTTGCAATAAGTTTGTCACCTGATACCTTCAGCGCCTTAACCCAGCCCATGGAGGGTTTACCATCTTCCTGTTTCTGGTTATGGCCGAGCTTTAAAAATGGCTTAACCGTATCCTTCAACGCATCGAAGTTGTGGGCAAGGTTTTGTAGATGTTCGGTTGTGAACTTGTCACCGTTCCAGGTTCCGACCGACATCACCTCAACATCGAATTCGTGGCCGGTGTCACTCTGCGACTTGGCCCAGTTGCCATCTTGACCCTTTGACCAGCCAGCGTTCTTTACGGCACCCCATCCGATCTTGGAGGAAGACTCGTCATCTTTGCCAGACTTATTGGCCGAGTTAAACGCATTGCGCCAGATCGTTTGTGCAGCATCTGGAAGAACTTTTACGGTATCCGGTAATTTTTCATTGCTATCATATGGCATGATTATTTCCTTTCGTGGTAATTACACCGCCATCAAGTCTAAGGTCTGCTCAAATTTTGATGATGTTTCCGGGATTTTGTGATGACAGCTTTTACATAGCTCACTTTCTGCAACCTCAAAATTTTCAAGGTTGTCTGATATGTCGCAAATAACGTTTCGCCCAAAGGCATCGATGCAGCAAGTCGTGATAAGGCCGTCACTCATCACCATAACCTGGCCACGTTCCAGCCACGGACAGGGATTATTACGATATACTGGTAGCCGGGTGTCAGGTTCAAACCAATCCACTTGACCCGCCCAGTTGTTCGGAGCAGTGACAAAATCATATGACAAATTTCCAACTATTTCTAATTCTCGGAATATTTTAATTGTTTTTGCAGTTACAGCATGATCGTGGCCCGTTATGTCAATCGACGTGATGCCGGCGTCCTTTAGGTCCTTGGCGAGTTGCATCGTCATGGTGTTGCCATTGGTATTCAGGTGCAAAACCTGATTAAACGGTAAATGCTCCCTGGCATAGCGTACCATAGCCACTATATATTTATGCAGCGTTGGCTCACCTACCCCGAACAGGTTGATTTCCCGCTGTGTTCCGGCTCGCGCAAAGACTAAGGCTTTATCAATAGCGTGCTTAAATGTCGCCCATGACATAAAGCCAGTAAGTCTATGCTCGGACTGCAATCGCGCCGGGCAATACTGGCACTTATTGTCACAGACCGACGAAAGCTCAATGGTGTTGATTGTCTCAATAATTTTCATAATAATTCCGGTGGTATTACCTGATGGCATCCACGACACAACTCATATGCGCCGTATTCTTTATCCAGTATATCTTTATTAAATACAGTCCCAAATACTCCTATATTCCGATAGTCATAACAACATGGGCTTATGTTCCCCTCTGCCGACACGTACCCTCTACCGTCAATAAGCGGGTCGCATTGAATGTCCGGCAACCTTTCCTTGGGCACTTTGTTTTCATCTTCAAGTTGCCCTGCCCAGTTATGAGAAAATATAATAACCCCTGCATTGATAACGGTTTTCAACCCTGCATCAGAAAATATCGGCAACGCCTTTCTAACCGCTTCCGGTTTATGTATCGACGTATGAATCTCATCCAAACCCGCATCTTTCAACGAAATAGCAATCTCTTTAGTCACAAGCGTAGAATTTGTTGACATTAACAATAAGTTGTTATCTCCGAGAATCTTCCTTACTGTTTTAACACGTTCTATGAGTGATGTGTCTAAAAAGCTCTCGCCGTTCCCGTTTAAACTGATTTCTTTTTGGGTTCCTCTATCAACCAACCTCTTCAAAAGCTTTACCGATGCACTAAACACCGAATCGCTCATTATTCCTGGTACTCTATCTGAATTTACACCAATGAGCCTGTTCACACAATAACTGCATTTTAAATTACAAGCAGATGAAAGTTCAATCGTTGTTATAGTATTTAATTTTACCACGGATTATCAATAAAAACCTTTTTGTGGCCGTTGTGAAGGTGGCGCCGACTCTTTCCCGTTCCAATCATCGACCTTTGTTATCGCAATTAATATCGACCTACAATTAAAATGATTTGGCGGGGTGTAGTTGGCAAAGTCCCTAAGTTTTTTCCCGTTTAAATGCTCGCATATATCAGTTATCCTATCATCCAGAATCGCTGCATATTCAAACGCTTGGACAAACCCCTTCAGCTCTGGATTATTAAATAGACTCGTTCTGGCCTGATTCATAGCATCAGCGGTATTAGTGCGTGCTATGGTCTCAAGCCTTGCTGGTATATTCACCGCGCGACCGGCAGCATCTATTTGCGGTAATGTGGTTGCCAAGGTCGTATTGTCATTAAGTGAGGCGATGGTGTCTCGTAGGCTCTTGTCGTATTTAATCGCATTCTGCAAAACGATACGGATAGCGTCTATCACATCGTGATCAAGCGTTTGTGCCCCTCGCATTGCGGCAGATGATAGATACTGCATGGCTTTGTCTTTTGTCATCCCAGGGTTTATCTTTGCAAACTTTTTAACTGGTAGCTCGCGCCTCGCCGTTTCGTAATTGCTATTCAATGACGCCTCGGTATTCGTGCGGATCACCTTTCTGATCTTTGACACGAGAGTCGCCGGGATTTTTATGCTCCCGACTTCTTTGGGGTTTACGTTTCCCCAGCTCCGGGTGCCACCAACACTCACTATTTGTTTTTCAAGTGATAGGCGCACCTGGCCCATGACCATAGATAGTTCCCTGGAAAATTCCATATCCTGAGCATTTAAACCTTTTTCGATCTTCACAAAATTTACCCGGCGCATCCATGGGCTTTCTGCAAATTCTTTTATTAACTGCCGGTCCTTCCCGGAAAGCCAATCGCTGAGTTCAACTTCATCTGGTTGCTCGACCGGAAGATGATCAGAATCGTCGGGCAATTCGCCCTGCTCCTCTTTTTTGGGAAAGTCCATAATCTGACGTACATACGCCTCGTCCGAATCTGATTTCGTAACCGAGTGGCCCTTGACCATCTCGTTCCACTGTTTGATGATTTCAAGCTTTTTGGAGTCTGAGATCGGCTCAAATTTAAACTGTGGAAAATCTTCTGTCCCGAAGTTCCATATCGAAAGGTCTCGAAATAACTGCTCGTTTAATGCCTCGGCCAAACGATTGGCCATAAAGTCCAGTATCCAAAAAAACGCTTCTAACTGTGTTGAGCTTTGCGCATAGCTCCCGGTGGAGCCTTGCTCTGATAGGCCGAGTAGGTTGGGAACCAGTAAGGATTTTGCGATAGCCTTATCATGCCGCTGGATTGCGAGATTATAGGCGTCTGTCCGTAGCGGTTGGATCGTGTTGATTTCAACGGATGCCGGAACATGCAAGGATGTTTTTGCCGTAATATTGTCTAGTACGGATTCAAGGTCTGATATCTGCTTACTGGTTAAAGCGCCCTTGGCCGGGTCAGTCTGTGCCCATATAAAACCGTGAGCATGACGTTCCAGGTGGATATTCTCAAACTTAATTGCCACATCTTTAGACCAATACGGCCGGTATGCGGTCCGAAGATCACTCTCGCCATAATGCCTATCTATATCCGGCTGATATACAAAGTGAATCACCTTGTTCGGCGGTATTTTAATTTCGGTTGCATCGTCGGTCATTTGCACTATTGTGGTAATATTTCCATGCTTGTCTGTTTTAAATCCGCCATCAAACGAATTAAACGGGCGAAGCTTTATGTCCTGCAGCCCCCAGTACTCGCGGGAATCATACTTTACGGGAATAAATATTTTCTCGCAAACAGAAAACCCATATTTCATAGCAGATAAAATTTCGATCAGTTTGTCGGACCATGACCCCACAATACAGTTGATAACTACCTGGAAAAAATCAGCTATCTTCTCTTGCTCCGTATCTTTAACTCCATCATCCGATACCTTGACATCGAAAAAATACTTGCGGGATACCACGGCCATCTGCTTGAACAGCATTACCGCTTTTACCTGGTCGTCCTCCATCATTTTGTCATATATGGCCCGGCCTCGGTTGATCAAAAGGCTATCGGGGTTGTACCGTGGGAAATCACCGCTGGTGTATATAGTGGAAAATGAATAGCCGACCTCTCCGGTGGGAACCGGCGCTGGCTGATCCGGCTGGCCACTGTCTTTTCTAAAAATATCAAATATACCCATAAATAGAACCTTATTGAGGTATTGATGAGGCCCCGGCCCCTATATTGATCGTGTTAGTTAGAAATCGTGTACGGAAAAACTTAAGCGCCATAGATAGCATATCAGCCTGGTCTTTATATGTCGAGTTCGGAAATAGTTGGATTTCCTCTTCAAATTCAAATAGCCAGTTGGCCTCTTCCGGCAGTATGATAATGCCGGACTCGACCAGCGGACTTTCGGTGCTGAGTCGGGTTATCTTGTCGGCGTCAGGCTCAAACGGGATTGTGGGTAATCCTGCAACCTCCTGTATAAGGCTTTGGCCGGTGGACTTGTCTTCGATCACTATCTGGTGGGGTTTCCATTTCGTAGCCAGGTTTTTTAATGTGCGCTTTCCGGTGGGATAGTCCATCCAGTCCCGATAAATATGTACCAGATAATGGTGGGTGTATGTCGAATACCATGTGCCACATACCCAGGGAGCGTGTAATACCTCGTCGGATTTTTGTGCGGTGTCCCAAAACTGGCTGACCTGCACAACCTCATTCATTGGCGGGAGCGATTTATAGCGCCCAAACCACTTTAGTTTGATTATGCCGCCGCCTTCCGGAGACGGGTTCTGTTGGTATTGTGATGAATAGCCATAGCTGCCCAGGGTTGTTTTAGCTCGTTCTATCTCAACCCGGCCCTCATAGTCAGGGTGCAACAACGAATCTTTTTTAATATGTTTCTTGCGTTTCCGCGCCCCGGCAATTTCGGTAACAGACTTTACGCAATAAGTAGCTTTTTTTTTGAATTCACCGGGTATCTTTAAAACCGTCCAATCATCGGCAGCTTTTTTTAATACATGGCCGCACAGATCATTCTGGTGGAGCCTGTGCATAATGATTATGATAGCGCCGGTTTTTTTATCGTTTAGCCGAGTGCTGAACGTCTGATCATACCAGCGGTTTGACCGCTCGCGCTCTAATTCGCTATAGGCCTGTTCAGGGTCAATCGGGTCATCAACTATTAAAATATTGCCACCCAATCCAACCGTGGAGCCACCCACTGACGTGGAGACTCTATGGCCCTTTGCCGTTGTTTCAAACTTCCGTTTTTCGATATTGCCGATCTGTAATTTAGTATTTGGGAAAATAGAATGATACCAGGGACTTTCTACTGTTAAGCGACAATCACCTGAATGTTTAAATGCAAGGAAATGGGAATAACTTGCGCACATTATTTGCTGAGTCGGGTCCTGGCCGAGTACCCATGCCGGAAATGCCACGCTGGCCGATATGGATTTCATATAACGCGGCGGCATGTTTATAATAAGCCGGAATAGTTGCTTTTTATATACGGCCTCCAAGTGCTCGCAGATAACATCTATATGCCAATTATGCTTATACTGGTCGCCTGGGGAAACGATTTGGAAGGTGCCACGTACAAATGGGGATAGGTTTGAACGGCATAATCTACGGTGTCTAAGGAGCTTTGCGGCTATTTTAGGAGATATTTGGCCCATTTATCACTCATTTTTTATGTGAGCGTGTCGAACCGTTTCCAGCCCTTTTTAACTTCGGTTCTGGTGGTTGCTTACCGTTGCCATTGCCATTACGGATAATGCCGATTAGGTCTGCATCTGTAATTGTGTTGTGGTCGCTGGACCTCCCAGCAAATAGCCCTATATCGATATTGCGGGGTATCATCTTGGATAGAAAGTGCTTATAGAACCATTGTGGGTTTTCCTTTGCGAGAGTCTCAAGCTTTGTAGAATCGTCATTTTCGAGAGCGTTCCAAACATCCACAATACGGTCTAATAGGTCGCCCTGGTTCCTTGATCTCGCCCCTTTTGGTCTTCCATTTGGGTTCCCTGAAACGCCCTGTACCCAGTTTGGATTTCCCATAACACACTTTGTTAATCATTTGTTGAATACATAAAAAAACGCTCGCCTAATAATAACCAGATATTAGACAAGTGTTTCACATGGTTACGGGTTTGTCAAGAAAAAGATTTTCGCATCGGTAGAATGGTTTCAATTTTTATCCTGGCTCGCAAGCACTTACTGGGTTTCATTACCTCTGTGGCTCATAATTCCTGGTCGTAGCCGAGTGCCGCCTTCGCAAGCGTCCCTGTGCGCTGCTACTTAACCCGTGACGGCAGCCGGGCGAAAGGAGAACCCGATACAACGCCTCGGAGCCGGGCGTGGATTTAATACTCCAACCAGTCTGTCGCGGCTTTATTAATGGCGGCTATTCGCCGTAATGACATTATACGATAGCTGCTGATAGAGCGTTTAGAACGTTCCCCAACAGTGGAGATCCGCTCATATGGATAGCGCTTGATCACATCTTTTAGCTGGTCCTGGGTTAACTGAACGATATGCATTTCGCCAATACCATAATCAAATATGGCCCCTTGAATGTCTTCCATTACCGATACCTCATAGCCTTTCGTTTTTCGAGCTCAGTCGATGATAGGCCGAGCTCTTTTAGTGATTTTAGAATTTTTTGCTGTTAATGTCAGATGGTTTCCAGCGTTTGAGTTCTGAGGTTTTTAGAGTTAAATCTATTGCACCTCTTCCCGGACAACGCTCATACTTCTTGCCATTCAAATACGATATAATTACAAAAATAGTTTGCTCACTACCAAAACATGTGTAACAATCATAACCCTGCGCTTGTAAATCTTCTAACCATTGTTTTTGTTCGTCTTTTGGCTTTCTACCACCAATTTTTTTTAGTTCAATAAATAGCCCGTGATGCTCCCCTCTGGGAACCGGTAAAAACAAATCAGGATAACCTTTTTTAACTCCCGCTTTTTTATATTTATTTAATAACTTCAGTGAAACATGAACCCCCATAAGCGACGCATTCAATAGTTTTAACTCTGGCTTTTGAACTTCCATCATTTTCGCCCATTCGAACACCTGGACCTGATGCTCATATTCTGATAAATTATTTTTTATCATCTCCTCGGTGCTCCAATAGATTTTGCGCAATCATCGCACAAACACCAATTCCTTGTGGGACCTGTTTGTCCTTGTTCTGGTTGTGCCAAAGCAAACCATTCATCTTTTTTAAACTTTTTCTGACACCAGTCACATTTTGTCATAGTTCCCCGGCGTTTTCCACTCAAACTATTCCGAGCCTTAAAATAACCCGCTGTTGCCTGCATGGAATCACGATACGCCCATTTGAATTTAACAGTTTTCTTTCTCTCTGGGATTGTTTTTGTTAATTTCATCGTTTGCCTCCTTCAAAGCTCTCGCGTGCGTTTTAAGATGTCTTATTCACTCACCCCTTGTCTACCTATGCCTTTTTAATTTTATTCTGATTTTAATGACTGCCAGTAGGGCCAAAACGCATAGGATTTGATTCCTGCATCGTTTTCCTTCCCGTTTCTAACTGTTTTTTAAGCGTCTCTTTTCTTTCAGCACTCATAACAACTTTTTTACGACCCGGATCTTTCCCGAACCGAAACGGATACAAGGCGCAATCGGTCGCCGGACATTCTTTAACCTCTTCATTTTGCCAGCATGAACATTCAAGACATTTCTCTCGGATAGCCTTTGTCGGGCTTAAAACTTTAGTTTTATGACCGTCTTTTGATATAAACGTGTGTTTTGTTGACATTTATTCATCCCCCTTCAATTTTGCATCATATCTCCCACCGTGGATTCCATCGGTTAAATATATCTGTATTTAATAAATAAACCTCGTCACTCGGAACCTGTTTTGTGTATTTTTTTGCAAATTTTTTACGAATTCGTTTCTTTTTTGAACATGGAAATTTCGTTTGCTTTGTTTTTGTTAATGTTGGATTGCCAACAATACTGATCCCCGGTATATCGCCAATGGGATTAAGAACCGACGGATGGCCTATAATTGTGTCAAAATGCGAAAACTCTTTCATTTTTTGTGCTGCTTCTTCCATATCTTTTACTGTAAATGTTGACATCTGTTACCTCCCTCTCATTGTTTCACCAGGTAATCATTTCGATCAAATGATTTCTTCCCGCTTCCCAGAGCTGTTTCGTATTGTCTCATGTAAAATTTAAATTCACGGTCCCTCTCAGCAAGTCTTTGATTTAATACATCTAAATAACTGTGCTCTTTTTTTAGCCAGTTTTTGATTTCTTTTAATTGGGTTTTATGTTCTGATAACGGTTGCTTCATTTCCTCCAATCCGTTTCATCCCAGTTACCCTTACCATGATTGCATTCATTACACAAAACCTGTAAATTATTCACATCAAGAGCTAATTCAGGGTGTTTTTTCCTGGGTTTGATATGATCAACATTTAATTTAATATCATCATGCTTATTTCTGCCACAAAGCTCGCAACAACCATTATTTTTCTTTAATGCCTCAAACCTCACCCTACGCCACTCAAACGAACCTAAAAAATCATCCGTTTGACAAAATTCTTTCTTTTTAGGAATTTTCGCTTGCTGATACTTTAAAAAATTTACCTTAGTATTGTCAATGCTTGGAGTTTCATAATAAAATCGCCTTATTTTCTCTTTATATACTTGTTTTTTGCTCTTCTTTAAAACACCACCCCAGCCAGTCGCTATATTTATAATACTAGCAAGATCCCGATAGGAAATATTGTTTGATATTGTGAAATTCTCTTCTTTAAAACGATTAATTGCTGCTTTTCTTAATTGACTATGTTTTATCATTTTTTCCATTTCCCTGAGAGAGTGGAGGGAAGTGCCCCCCCTAAATGAAGATAAAGATAAAAATCCTCATTTAAGGGAGGGCTTGCAACTATTTCCCTTCGGTCGTTTCGGTCGCATAAACTCAATAGGCCCTGGTAAGCGATAACCTATGAATACTCTCTAATCACATCTTAGTACCCGGATGAGCCAGCCCTTGCTTTCGCACTTACGGTCACAAGGTCAGGTTAGCTCTTGTTTTTAGCATCGGTGAGCCAGCCGATACGCCACTAGGACGTTTTATATGTATTCCGATATGATTTGTGATTATGTCTCGCCCACAGATTGAAAGATTTCTCTAATCCCTTAAAGGACATCCTTTGGGCATAAAAAAAGAGCCGACTATTCTGGCTCTTCTAACTTATATGAACTAAAAAGTTTTGTTTCGGCCTCGGCCAATAATTTACAAATGGCTAACAATTCAAGGTTGCTTATTCCATATCCGCCTAAAACATCCCGTAAAATATTGAGCGCAGCAGATATTTTAACTCGGTTTGTTGCTTTTAAATATTCGTCTTCAGTCATATTTCACACAAAAAAAGCCCAGAGGCATTTCTGCCAATGGGCTTGAAAAAAGCGAAAGCCCCGCAGCGAACTGAAGGGCTTTCTGAGATATTGGCTTTATGTGCATCCGCCAGGAAACAGGGGCCAATTTGTATATTTTTTGCTGGTATATTTTCTGGCGGATGCTTAATCATGTAAATATTATCCATTTTTTTATTTGAAATGTCAAGCATTAAAATAATTTTCTTTGTTTTCTTTCCAATTCAATTCTCTTTGCAGCTATTTCACAGTACTTTTCTTCGATTTCTATGCCTATCCACTTTCGGTTAAGACGTTCACAGGCTATTGCTGTTGTGCCTGAACCTATGAAGGGGTCTAAAACAATACCGCTATGTCGTTTAATAATTTCAATAAATAATGATTCTGGTTTTTGTGCTGGATGCTTTAACAATTTTCCACTACTCTTCCCAGTTGCCCCAGCATCAACTCGCCAATGCCTTAAAACATTTTGAGGGCGTTTCCCGTTTAATTCGACTCTTCCATTGGTTGCGTAAATTATCATCTCATAAGTGGGTGCCCATGATTTCAAATTTCCAGCGCCATGCGCTAACTTATCCCAAATAAGAACATCATTAACAGATAGACCAACGGCTAAAACCTGGTCAATCCATTCCTGCATCACTGACCATTTAGCAAAAGAATACAAAACATTTGTCTTTAAATAACTGAGCCATTTATAATGCACTTTTTCGTCATTATGTATTTTATTAAATTTATTCTTCCGCCAATTTGATTGCCACGAAACCCCATAAGGTGGATCAGTTAAAACCAAATCAACCGGTTCAAGCTGCCCCATAATTTCAAGACAGTCACCGTGATAAAGTCGTCCTAAATCTGTTTCGTAGTATGGTTTCATACGCCCCGCATCTGAGGTAGCTTATTTAAATCGTGAGTGCCGTTGTGTTTCCTATCAATATCCCAATAGGCTGATCTACATTTAGGATTTGGGCATAGGATAGGTTTTTCAGGCTTTCTACGATACCATTCATGGCCGCATCTCTTACATTTGTCCTTTTTCATTAACCATTCCTTATGTAGCACGTATCAGTATTACGTGTCAAGCTAAAACATTTGCACCTGTTTTGCGAAGGTTGCACTTGTGTCGTATCGTTTAGATTCACCCTTTGGGTAGGGCAGGATGGAAAACCTTAGCTTTTTAAGCATTTCTTTTTTAAATTTCTTCGACCCTAAAAATTTATAATATCTATGTTTCCCTTTTGACTTTACAATATCAACGGGTTTTATTTTTCTATTATTTATTTTTTTGCTATGTCTTTCATGGACTGAAAATCCATCTGCATATTTAAAATTTTTACTACCGACTGATCCTATCCCCGTATAAATCCAATTAGTTGCTTGATATATATAACCAACATGGTTTTGACCGATATCAGCGTATGATATCAATACCATTGGAGTATTCATAATTTTAAATGTTTTTGATAAAAACCATGAACCAATATTTTTTCTATCGCATTCTATTACCAATCTTGCCAATTCTAATAAATCATAAGGCTACCATGCTTTTTGTTCAACAAAGTTTGCAATAATACTATAGACGCAACATCCACAAATAATATCATCCTTAAAAAGCCCATAAAATAAAACACCGGATGGCATCCGCTTGGCATAATGCTTAACCTTAATCCACGGAATAGCATCAGAACGCTTTATGGGTTGTACGGTGTAGCCTTTCATACCACCACATCAAAACCTTTGCGTTTTAATATTGCCGCACGTTTATCCTTGAGTAAAACCACTTCAATGTCCTCTGGTGGCATCCGAAGCTGTTTACAATAGGACTGGAAAGCGTCTTCTCCCAATTGAGTTAACATCTTATATGCCCTCCTCAAATTATCGAGTCTGGACGGTTTTATTTGGCGTTTACGGGGACTTTGAGTTTGGTACATCTCATCCTCCCACCTTCTCGATGTGAGCCAACCCTGGGCCATTTTAGGGGTTGTACCGCGCTTTTTTAGTTCTGGCCTTCGTATCGCCTCTTGTCTTGCAGCATGTAATATCTCACCTACTATTTTATCAGTTAGAGTCGGAATGGCAAGCCATGAATCGGCAGCTTCGGCTTTTCCGGATTTGTAATTAAAAACGTCCCAAAATGCTAAAAATGTTTCGAGACGTTTACCTTCTAATGTTTTGCCTTTTTTTGTGAGATACGCCATTTTGCCTCCTTAACCCTCATTAAATGCTTTAGCAGCAGAATTAAAATTTAACCCTTCGTATAAAATATTCTTGCCTAAATAGACCCGATACGTTCCTGTCATGTTTCTCTTGAATCGCAACCTGTAACCGGAAAAATTAGTCCATGCCGCATATTCAATCCAGTTATGTTTTGCCCAGTCAAAAAATTCTTTTTCTGTTATTTCTGGCTTTTTCATATTCTATCTGGTTGATATGAGCGTGGGTTTTTCGTACATGATCTTCCTAATTTGTTTTTCGAGCCTTGCAATCTTGTTTTTGTGTAAATTTATTTGAGTCGTTACCTTTATGATTTCAGCTCTTAATTTTTCTACGTCTGTCTTACATTTGCGTCCGTTATTCAAGGTTTCTTTCAATGCCTTTTCAAGTACTTTTATTATTTGTGGGATTTCAACCTTCGGGTCAGAAAGATACAAAGAGGACCATTGATAACCGTTGTGAGTTACCGAAAGATATAACTTACCAAAATCCATATAAGTTTTTGCTTGAAAACTTGTCATTTTTCCTTTATTAATTTATCAATTTTTTTCTCCAGGCAATCTATCTTGTAACCTAGCGATAGAGCCAGGGCGGTTATTCCAATAAATAAAATTATAGTTGATGCCATTCCCATCATTGTTCATCTTTTAATTCGTAATGTTTTAAAAAATCTTGCAGTAACACCCACCCGCCTTTTTCAAAATAAACGGTTGGCATGTCTGGAAATATCCCACCGCCAACGCCTAAGGGGTCGTTTTGTGAGAACCCGACAACAACAGCAGGTTGACCTTTTTGATATGCCGTAAATGGGCATGAGACTTTTTTTAAATCATCTAAATTCATCAAAATCTGTCTTCACCCTCCTTTTTTATTGATTTCCACTCAATAAAAAACCCACAATTAGCACATTCACTCCCTAATAAACTATTCCATTGGTCACCAGGGCCGTTTATCGGTAACAACCATTCCTGGGAACGGCATACAGGGCATGTTGCATAAAAATTTTCATTTAAATAAATTACTATTGACATAAATTCCACGTTATACTATGTTTAATCATTAACTTACGGCATCTGGCCCAGAATGCGGGGGAGGTGTCAGCGGTGAACGGTCTGGATGGTCACCGCACCAATCAAAGCCACCAAGGTGCAACTTGGTGGCTTTTTTTGTGCTACCATTCCAACCTCCATGTTTAGGGTCTGGGGTCATACAATCAAATCCTTCGGCTCAACATCAAAAGCCTTTGCAAATATTTCAGCGCCTTTAATACTCGCAGTCCTTAAATAATAATCAATTTGCTGTCGGTGTTTGATGCCGGATATATCCGCAATTTGCTGTAATGTCATACCCAGCCTTGTTTTCTCTCTTTTTATTTTCTCAATATTTAATTTCATAATTTATACATATCACGATATGAATAGGTCTGTCAACAAAATAATAGACGTTGTTAAAATATTTATTTTTATATTATGTGAATAAAATCCTTGACAACGTTAATCGACTATGTTTATAATAGAACCATGCTTAAAACGATCCCAGAAAGGAGGTAGCCGGTATGTCAGGCTTTGTGTGACCGTCCGTATCCCCAGCGGGGTTAAATTTTATGAGATTTGGGGATGAACCAGATGTCCCTATACCAGATTCTGGCGGGGTGGTACGGGAGCCACCCCTTAATATAAGGAGGACATTATGGAAAATTTAATAGCAAAATGGAGAAAACAAGCGGAGAATTGCAGAAAAGCGGGCGATAAAACTAAAAACTCAATGACGCAACAAGCGTGGTATGCCGAAGCACAGGTGCTAGAAACTTGCGCTGATGAATTGCAACGTACCGTAATTGCTGGAGGAAAAGATACGGTTGAACTCGGCCACCATATATAGGACCAATTATAGACGAGAGTTAATTGGAGGCAACTATGGAAACCCCTGAATGGATTTGTGAATTTCTGAACATAAAAAAACCACCAAGACCTAAAATCGGAACCAAGCTGGAATTATGCCCTGAGTGTGGGTCCGTGTTATCTCATCGTGACAATGTACCGTTTTGTCGTTGTGAGGGCTGTCAGAGACGAATTAAAGAAGCCCATAGGGTTTCTAAACCGATATGGGAGCGACACTAATGACAGATAAAGAATATGAATTACTAAAAAACAAACTGGAATTTCTGATACGCGAAACCGACAAGTTGCAGCAGCAATACTGGGACGAAACTTTCCGGAGGTTTGTTCCCCCGTTGAGACTGACGAAATTTAAATCCAAATTTGAGATAAGGGAGGTTGAGGATGACTAAGCCTATTGCCTATGATTATGTACCAGAAATAATTTGTGCTGAATTGTTATCGTTGCAATTATGCATACCACAAGATTGGTCGAATCACGATATTGAAAACCTTGCAGAAGAGAAAAATCCTTGTGGTACAACACATGGTTGGAGATTTGATGAATCTTTGGGGAGAGTACCTTGTAGCGATAGGCCTGGATTTGTTCATGTAATAGTACAGGCATAAAATAAAGGAAATTAAATGAAATACACAAACAAAACAAACCTTCCTGACACCTTATTTAAATCCTTGTCAAATGATCCCTATTATAAAACAGGTGATTATTCGGCCTCAGAGCTTCCAGGACCGCCCCAAATCAGAGAACTAAGGCACAGATATAAAGATAAAATAGAAATTGATGTATCCGACCTTATCTATCCCCTCGTAGGAAATAATCTGCATTATATTCTTGAACGCAGCGGTGTGAAAAACGCTTTAATCGAAGAACAGCTAAAGGCTACTTGTGGGTTGTGGACGGTATCTGGAAGTCCGGATTTTTATGATTCTGATAAAGTGCTTTGGGATTATAAACTAACGTCAAGGTGGGTATTAATTGACGGTGTGAAACCTGACTGGGAAGCTCAATTAAATATTTACAAATGGATTTTAAAACAAAATGGATTTGATGTTTCGGCAATGAAAATATGTTGTATCTTTCGGGACTGGTCTAAAATCCAAGCTGCTAAAGTACCTGATTATCCAAAACATCAAGTAGCTGTTTTGCCTGTTAAGAAATGGGAAATGTCTCAAACAAATGATTATATTTTAGATCGCATTGCTAAACATGAAAATTGTAAGGATCTACCAGACAGCAAACTACCAGAATGCACTCCTGAAGAAAGATGGGAGAAACCCACCAAATATGCTGTGATTAAAAAGGGCAACAAAAAAGCTACCAGATTATTTGAAGATGAAATGGATGCGATAAAATTGGTTAATAAATTAGCCGAATCAAAACCAAAAGACACCTATACAATCGTCAAACGTCCTGGGGAGTCTACCAGATGTGAATATTATTGTGACGTAAAAGATTTCTGCCAACAATATCAAAGGAGGTAATCATGCAAGATCCAACAATTAGTTTAACACCACCATGTACTATCGTTTACCCGGAGTTGTTTGAACCAAAAGCTTTTAAAGACAATCCGCCGAAATTTTCAGCGACTTTCTTGATTGATAAGGCTGAGGATATGTCAGGGTTAAGAAACGCAATCAGGGCAGCAGCAATGAAAAAATGGCCTAGCAATCCATCCGACTTTTACACAAAACTGAATCTTCCTCTTAGGAATGGCGAATCAAAAGCCATTAAAGATGGTGAAATCGACAAGACCAACTTTTACTATGGCAAAATATTTTTCAATGCTAAAAGTGCTTGGCAACCTCAAATTGTCAATGTGTACAATGAAGAACTCAAAGACGAAAATGAAATTTATGGCGGCTGTATAGTCCAGGCGTACATCGGTTTTTACGCTTACGATTATATGGGCAAACTCGGCGTAGGAGCAGGGCTTAGAGCAGTGTGTAAGATAGAAGACGGCCCTCCTTTAGGGGGTGGTAGAGTTGATACTGCCACAGCTTTTAATTCTGTTATAAAAGAACGTGAAACTTTTCAAGACAATCCGCCTGATTTTAATTCTAAAGAATACAATGAAACCGGCCAGCAAGGTCAATCTGGAAACCGGATTATCGGTCCGGATCAAGATCCCTGGGAAAAACAAGAACCACGTGAACCGGGAGTCGATGCAGAAGACGACGGCATTCCTTTTTGATGGAGGTCTCTATGACTAAAAAATTAACAGACAGATGGTTCCGGTCGGAATTTGATCGTTCTTGGGTTAGATGCAGGAATTTTAATTGCAAATCATTATTTTTTTTAAAGGATGTAAGACGTAAAAATAAATGTCCAAAATGTAAACTAGATAATTATCAAAGGATAAAAACACATGTTCCCATCCAAAACACCACCGGCACCATCAGAATTAGAAATCACGGTATCTCAAATTGAGCATGGAATAAAGAAGAAAAATATTCTGCTTAATTCTAAGAATGTTGAATATTCTCAGCTCATTGAAGACCGCGCTCAGAAGAAACGGGATTGGCGAATTGCTTATGCAAGAAAAATATTAGAGCTATCCGATGATCCCGTAACCATCAGAAAAGAATTAGTTTCCGGGGATCGTGAAGTCAGTAAATTAGAAATGAAATATGAGGTCGCGCTTGGTGTTGAAAAGGCCTGTATAGAATCAATGAAGGATCTAAGAAGCCAGCTCGATATTCTCAGATCATATTTGAGTTGGCATAAATCAGAACGGTTTATGACAGGGTGAAGGAGGCACTATGACCGAGATTAACTACCCATTTCCTGTTGAAATTGAAGTAACAGTCCACGCTAAATATGAAAAAGAATCCGGCGATAGATGGAATGAACCAAGAATACCAGCTCATGTTGAAATCAACGATATTGAATTACCAAAGGATTTGAAAGACTTCATTCTTAAAAAATACAATTACGAGATGGCCGACGAGGGTTGGGGCTATTTAGACTTAGAGGAACTGTAGTGGAATATTTCAACCCCGACCCAAAGAAAAAGCGAATCAAATTAAACAAAGAAGATTATCATAAACTACGAATGGCAGCTTATAAGAGGGCTGAATTTAACTGTGAAGTTTGTGGTAAATGGTGCTATTTTGAAGAGGGCAGCATCCACCATATTAAGTCGGTCGCCGCGGGCGGGGATGATTCTCTGGAAAATTCCCTTTGGTGTCACAAACTTTGTCATCCGCCATGAAGACTAAAGGAAGGAAGTTATAAAATGAAGATAAGTGTTGATATTCCCGATAGTAAAATAGGAGCCTGGAAAATAAGCACCTTTGTAATCACAAAAGAAGATGCCGAATTTCACAACATCCGTTCAATGTTTTCCAGTGGCCCAACAACCAACTATGAACCCGGAACATACAAGCGCCTTACAAGAAACGGACAGACAATTATGTCGAACACGCCTGATGAAATCGGAGATCACATATCCTTTATTCACGCTGCAAAAGGTTCCGTTCTGATTAACGGGTTGGGCCTTGGAGTTTGCTTGAGCGCCATACTTAAAAAAACCGAGGTTAATTCTGTTGTCGTAGTCGAAAAGGAAGCCGATGTAATCAATTTAGTTGGCTCTCATTTCACCCACCCCATGTTAACCATAATCCACGCAAACGCCCTTGAATACAAACCACCCAAAAACACCCGCTATGATGTTGTGTGGCATGATATTTGGGACAATATTTGTACTGATAATCTGGAAACAATGGCAACGCTGCACCGCAAATATGGGCGGCGATGCGGTTGGCAGAGTTCATGGAAACGCGATTATTTGAAATTCCGAAAAAGAATAGAGGAGCGTGAGGATAGGAAGTGGGGGCATGGGTATAGATAAATGTACAAGCCTAGATTGTCATCATTACAACTGCGAATACTGCGCAAGCTGTTCACATGCTCTCTATTTCGGGGAAGGTGTGGACATAAACGGGAAATTATGGAAGTGGACACACAGCCCATACTTCGGCCCCCTTTTCCTAAAAAAAGATGGTGAACCGTTCATAAATCAGCCATCACCAAATCATGTTGCTTGGGGACCGTTTTACAAATGGAAGGGACAAAAAAAATGAAAGCGTTGAACGACAGGATTAGGATGTTGTTAATCATTCTGGTGGCTCAATACAAGATGGCTTTCCGCAAAATGGAGAAATGGAAGGAAAAAAGCAATATTGTCGCCATGGCCCGTACCACTTTATTCTCCCCAAAATAGCCCCTGTTGATTTAGAAATAACATCCCATTTTTCAGTTTTTCCGGTGAACTCTACCCTTTCAAATTGTAACCATTTGCTCGGCATTTTATTTACCACCTCCCTTTTTCCCAGCGGATTTCAGTGCCGCCTTTTTTTCTTCCGGTGTGCTTTCCATCCAGAACCACGTTTCCGTTCCTGTCTCCTGACCCAACAAAATTGCCAAATCCCACGATGGACGCCGCTCCCCGGACATTATAAGCGATATTTGCGATTCGCTCACCGAACATTTAAACGCCAATTCACGTTGCCGCATATACACCACCTCCCCAAATGATATGATCGCACTTTTCAGCACCTTCCCACATGGCCTCATTCAAGAGCGCCACGCCAACCCTTTTGGCTTTTGCCAGCGTAGGGTATATCCCGATTGTATAATCCCCGGTGCGCTCCGCCGATGAATCCCACAAGCGATATTCCCCAAACTTAGTTGTTGTGATTTCCATGCAATCAAGTTGCAAGCCCCACGGTCTCTTGATCCATTGATTTGATTTGAACATTATTTACCTCCCAATTAAAAAGCCGGAACCCGTAGGCTCCGGCAAGTTAAATTTTACAGACAGAAACGTTCCAGGTGGCATTTGTGATATCGGCCCGACTCCCCGTTGATAAATTCGATGTCAACCAGCGTTTCGTTGACGTGCCCGGTAACTTTGACAAACTCCCCGGCATGTTCGACCGGAGCAGAAGTTTTGACCTTTGCCGTTTTGTACAGATCGAATTTCTTTTTTTCAGGAATGAACCCGCCGACAATTCTGCTTGTCCTTTCATTGCTGATCATACCGCGCAAGGTAGCCAGACTCGCACCGCAACCGAATTCCCTTTCAAACGATTCCCAATTTTTCAGTTTGTTCAAGCCGAATTCGTAATGCTCAAGTTCAAAATTTGTCATAACCGCGATTTCGTCTTTCCATTGCCTTCCGTTCATTTTTCATCCTCCCGTTTTAAGGTTAGTTTTTATAGCCAATTCCAAACTATCTTATTGCGCATAGCCTAAATCGACACTCCGCGCCAGATTTTGCGGCCCGCTGTACCGCCGCGCACTATCATTTTTCGGCAATGTCCCATTCAATCTGCGTCCAAATTTGGCATTATCCCAGCCCTTTAACCACTGGACACCGTTTTTTGAGTTTCTATTTTCTCCCGCGTGATATCCATCGTGTCCGTTTTTAAATGTTTTCATTTTTCATTCTCCTCGTTTGCCCCGCCGAAGCGGGGCGGTTTGGGTTATTTTTTATTTCGGTTTAACCAGGCTGCTAAAACTTCCGAGTGGTCTCTGTGCATTCTGTTGTAGGTGGCATTTTTTGCTTTTTTGTAGGTCAGACCGGCTTTCATGTTTTTTACTATTGAGTCGCAAACTATTTCATTCATTCTTTTTCTGTCCGCTGCGTTTAACATTTTTTTTCTCCTTTTTTGTTGTGTTTTTAATTTCATAATAACTAAAACTTTACACCTTGTCAAGCATTGTTTTACTATTTGTAAAATAAATAATGTTATATTTACTATAACCCCATGTTATAAACGCAAAAAAGCCCGCTGCGGTGGGCCACTCCCATGAACCTTAACCGCAACGAGCTCCAACCCCTGCACCGATGTCAGGGATGCCCGAAATTTATTTTTTAACTAATCAGCACACCCCAGTATAGCGTGCCGATCGGTGGAAGCCTCTTATTTCTCCGGCTGCTCAACTTGTTTTTTCCTGCCAGTCGCAAGCGCCCCGATACAAGCCACACAAGTTCCACCGAATGGATATAGCGCCGTGGGTTCAACGCCCATGCCCCACCCAACTAAAAATCCAACAACTGCGATCATAACAATGCCAATTATGGCTAGATCTTTATCATCGAAATTTGGAATGTTCATTTTTTACCTTTCAATTCGTTAAATACGTCTAAGTTATCACATCTTTCATTATCCCCCTGGTACATACATCGATTATGATAGCGCGACTTTTCGGCATAATCACACTTGTTATTTTGAGCTGCCCATAAAATCGTTTCGCACACACAATACTGGTTATTGAATTCTGCACAATGTTTCATCTGCTTCCCAAAACTTCGTCTATATCTTCCCACATCTCACAATACCATTTGTCGTTCTGATGCCGCTCAAACGTTGCTATGTCCCTCTTACCAACATCGCACTTCTCTTTACACGCACAGCATTGTCGGTAATAAAGTTCTTTAACAATCTCACATTCCGGTGGCATTTCACGCATCAGGCGCCTCGATATGGAATTTTTCTGATTTAAAATAAACCAGTCTTTTAGGCAATCCCAAGGGCGGTTGATATTCAATCGCGCCCTTCCAAATAAACGTATTGGCTCCTAGCCACGGACACTGTTTTTTACTCGGTAAAAGCCAATCAACCTCCAGTGTTTTTCTACCAGCGCCCATCACGATCTTCCAGGTTTTTTTGTAAACTTCAACCTCAACCTCTCCGTCTAATCTTATTAACTCTGCTGTAACCCATGCGGTCAGATCAACAAGCGCCCGCCGGCTGATTGTTAACGTTACAGAATCTCCTGGATTGTACGCCTGCCTGTCGATTGTCATCGGATCCTCTTGGGTGTACCAGGGGATGAAATTTGCACCTACCATCGCAGTGTTATAAACTATAAACAATATCAATAGAATTATTATCCAGTTTATCAGATTTTTCATGGGACTAAATCTCTCATCAAATAACTAATAACCGCTGCGATAAAAAAGTAAAAAACTCGTATCATGGACTTGGCCTCATCTTTTGTGACGAAAGTCTCCTTTGCTGCGACCTCGGCTTTTTCAAAATCGTTTTTAATAGAATTGCGTTGGTCTTTTAATTGCGCGACTATAAATGTTTCAAACTCGTGAGATTCTTTTTTGTCTGCTATCCGCTCTTTACAGATCACTGCAACCTTGGTTTTTATGTGGCCCCAGTCTTCCGAATGTATGCAATGGGGATCGTATGTTTTTTCGTTTAGCACATTTGTTCTCCCGGTTTACGGAAATTTTCATTAATTCCCACATAAATAATATTGCAATGCACGTGCCACAATTTTTGTATTAATAAATTCAATATGTTACAATTATTAACAGAAAAAGCCTCTTTTGATATGCACATGTTTGTGTGCATGCCCATGTTTATGTGCAATCACGGCACACCTATCGAATTGCTTCCTATTGATACCGTGTTAGCTCCACCTGATATCAATTTGTCTGCATATTCATAAGCGCCTATGTCCCAGGCGTCTCCATACGGTCTCGTCCGGCCTAAATAATCGTCGGTGAACGTGCCAGATAGATCTACACCGGCGTCGATTACTGGCGAACCTTCTGCCAAATTGAAATTTCCACCGGCTGCGTTGACGAATTTGGGATCTGAAGACACTGCATTTGCTCCTTTTGCCAGCGCCCCGGCATCTTCATCAGATACATCGGCGGTCGTATTGTTATCATATAAATTATAATCTATCGTGGGTGTGTCTGCACTGCTTTCTTCGAGAACTCCATAGTTATTACCCACAAGAATGTTATTATTGGCTGTTACATCGCCGCCATATTGTCGAACCTGCAAACCAGCATCAGAATTTCCGTAAAGCGTATTGTTGTAAACTAAAGTACCGCTTGATGCTTGAGTTGCATTTCCGCCGGCTCCAATACCTCTTGTGTTGCTGTAAGAAATATTATTATAAACTTTTGTACCAGTCGAAACATAAACCGATATTCCCCGTCCACCGATAGTCGTATTATCGTGAACTCTATTATTTCGGACTATCACATTAACACTTGGTTGGTTGTCAACGTTGTCAATCTCGTGTTTATCGACAATGATTCCATTTCCATCCGTAGTTAAACTATTTGAATATGAAACTTCATTGTTTTCAATTATTACACCGTTACAAACACCACACCTTAACCCATTAATAGTTGCATATCCTCCAGAACCGCCTGCTCTATACACTATGTTATTTCGTATATATGATGTTCCTGCTGTAGAGGTTACGGTATTAATGTCAATAGCTGCAATTGATCCTGTGTCGCTAAAGCTGTTACCATCAATATCTATATCATATGCCGCGATTGAAGCTTCGGTGTGATCACCTTCGATAAGAAGTCCTCTTTGTCCGTCAGTGAAGGTATTACCGGAAATAGTCAGACCACTCACTACAGTTGAATCTTTCCAAATGATTCTGATAACAACATCACCGGCACTATCTCCCCAATCGGTGAAAGTATTATTTGAAATTACAAAATCAGTAATATCTGTACCGGCATCTCCAGGAGGTACCACATGAAGAATATGACCCCCACCTCCAGTAAATGTATTATTATCAATAGTTACATTTGTTAACGCAGTTCCTCCAGCCAAGTAGACATGAAAGGCATTTTGCGTTGTAGTCTGAGAGTTAATTGTACTATTTTTCAATATAAAATAATTGGCACCTTCCCATATTCTAAAAAGTCTATTATTCCCACTATTCGGGTTTACGGTGATTCCATCAAGCGTAATACCTACAGAGTTTGCATCAACCTCAATACATGCGGTTGACCCATTACCCCCGCTGAACGTTCCCCCACTTATCGTTACATAATCTCTGCCGTTAGTGTCCAGGCATGAACCAGCAACTGTTATCGTAACTCCAGTGAAAACAAGAGTGGCGCGGTGTGATTCCTGAGTCCCAAATGAATCAGGAAACACAAGAGTTGCATTTTGGGTTGAGTCGGTAAAAGTAACTGTATCTGATGCCAGGGCATCAAACGGGGAATCACCAGCTTCAAAATTTGCTATCGTTCCATCACAACCAGAAGCACAAACGTCATAGGTCGCCCCCCACACATTCGCAGTAAAGCAAAAAATTATCAGGATATAAATTAGTCGTTTCATTTTTTACCCTCCGGCCCCTCATGGCACACCTATTGAATTGTTTCCCACCGCTATTGTGTTAGCTCCACCTGCTGAGATTGATCGAATATATTTACATTCCCGCAGCGCCACCATTGCAAACATGAGCGCCCATTTGTCTTGTATCGCCCCTTGTTCTCACATCATCCGGCCAGGAGGATGTTGGGTCTAATCTTGTGTTATATCCTGATATTGCTGTGCCTCCAAAACATGCTGGGGAGCTTGGGTCTAAGTTGAAATCACCTGAACCGGCATCGTCGTATAGAGGATCAACTGTTATGTTACCGTTACTACCTCCCTGCTCAGCAATTGATTGATAATTATCAGTATTATTATACACATCATTATTAAAAAAAGTAGGGGTAACATTATATGCTTTTACCCCTACTTCGTCATTGTTGGTCACTAAATTATTTCGCATTACTGCATTTGTAAAATCACCATCCGTAGTTGCACTAAAAGCAATCCCCCGCTCATTGTTGTTGATAGTATTATTATATACTCTAACATCGTCAACCTCATCACCATCATGTGTTGCGGTTAAGGCAATGGCGTAACTATCATCAGATGTGCCATGATCATATATTATGTTACCATATATAGCAGCAAGATCACCTCCGGTGCCAAAGGAACCGTTTAAAGCGATGCCGTGACTACCCCCCGAGTAAATTAGGTTATTATATATATAAATATCGTCCCACGTATGAGATACAATACCAATATTGCCTATATCATAAAGATAATTATTATATACATAGACATAACGCATCTCGTCTTTTATATCAATCCCGTCGCCTTCGCCCCCAAGAGTGCCGATATCATAAATCTCATTTTCGTAAATATAAATATAAGTATGACTGGGATTTCCATTATTGCCATCTCCGCCAATGTATAGTGCCTCCCCGTGTGTGTCGTGTAATGTGTTTCGGCGGAAAATTAAATTTGTTTGCACACCAACATCATCAGAATATCTAAACTGTACCAGTGGTCCGACCTGTGGGGCGGTTGCTTCAAACTCATTGTCCTGTATAATAAGATTATCCCCTCCGATGTAAGCGCAAAATCCACCAGTTGTGTCAAAATGAAACCCCTGGACGGTTATATTGTCGGAAACTGTAGTTTCGGTATCTCTTTCAAAAAAATCCAAAGGATACGAGGCAGTTACGGTAAAACGACTACTACCGCTATACGCCGACCAAGATGGAGTTGAGTCATTAGTGTTATATTGTGACATTCCATCTAATGTCAGTCGATTTGCGCTACCGTCCGTCCGTAAAACCTCTATGCTATCCGTAGCGGTTTCGTCTGTATCTGCTGAAGCATTGCGTGCTGAAAAATATATTGTAACCGAATCAGAAGCAAGCGCCGAATTAATAGCAGTCCATTCATTAACTGCACCCTCATTATCGATTAACGTCCAAGGAGTAGCGGCACTCCCATCCGGTGTCCCTCCAAAATCAGGATCTACATAGTAATATGTCTCACCCCACCCAACCCCACCAAGTAGAAAAAATACAGCAAATATTAAAATTAGTTTTTTAATCACCGGAATCTCCTCCATCTATCCAAGCACCCTGTACTGTCCTAACTCGCCATATCCAAGCACCGTCTTCATCTTCACCGCGTATAAATATTGCCATGTCTCCTTTATCGCCACCAGATTCAATACAATAATCAGCGGTTAAGAGTGTTTCACCGTTATTAAGGTCAAATTGTTCACCTGACGGGGGACAAACCTCATAACCAGTTCCTTCTTCATCAGTCAGGGCGAATTTAATCGGGAAAGTAATGTCAACCAAAAGAATATCTTCTTCAGCCGACCCTCCATTATTGGCAATCCAATAGTTTGCCATTAGGGTTGCTTCAGACAATGCCGTTTGAGTTGCTCCGTTTGTCAGGTCTGTTTTTGAAAAATCCCGACCTAACCATACAGCACGATCAGGATGGGTTATCTTTACCTCAGAACCGGATGTTCCCATGTGTAGCTCAGTCACCTTTGACACTCCGGTATTCACGTTGGCGTCTGCAACAACCGCTTTATTTGCCGCTTGAGTGCCATTTGTGATTCCGTCTAATTTCTCAAGGTCGGTTTCGTTAAGGTCCGCAGTGCCTCTAATGAAAGACGTGGTAGCTGTGACACTTCCGGTTACAGCAAGATTTCCACCAGAACTAAGCGACATTGTCTCGGCAGCCGTGGCACTTGACGCTGTCTGAAAACTAAGTTTAGTTGCATTGGAATCCGCTGCGAAATCTCCCTCGGACACCGCTTCGATACCAGCCGCCACCAAGATGGCGGCTGTGCCGGTGCCTTCATCCGGTGCCTGAAAGTACACACCGCCTAATACATCATCAACGGCCATGTCGGTTTCGCCCGTTTGAAGTATCAGAATAAAAGGATTATCGTCAGCATCGGTAACTTGCTTCATATTCAAACCTGCGTCATGGACGTGCTTTACGGTCACATCTTGGTCATCACCTAATTGAATTACACCACCATTAGCAAGAAATAAATCATCCCATCCGATAGCAGTTGAACCAAGGTCATCAGTTGCGTTTGTAGCCGATACAAAGTTACCGTTCCATGCTCCTAACCCTGCCAAAATCGCGTTAAACGTGATTGTAGGTGTGGCGCTGTTAGTGAATGTCATGGCATCCACCCACGCACCGTCTGTATCATAGATTTGGATTGCCCATGCGTGACCATTGGTTTGGGTTGCAATCCTATAATAACCGCCATTTGCCATCGTCGCACCAAGGGAAGATGCCATCAATTGGGCAGAAATAGTCGTAAAGTCTCCGGTTGATGGAGTGCCTGCACCTATACCGCCAGGCGTAAGTAACCTATCTGTCAAGCCATCAGGTGTGACCGCCCTGCTCGTATCCGTACCGGTCACCGTTTCTTCATTGGTGGCTAATTCGACCGCGCCAGATGTCGAAATTGTCCCAGCAGCAATTAGTGCGGTCAATCCAGCTTGGTTGGTAACGTCTAAGATATCGCTTGCATACGCCCCGGCATTGGATACTGTTTCCAACTTTGCTGTTGTGTTGATAGATGTTGTCAGGGCATAAGTGGACGGGTCGGCCCCGTCTACCAGATCGCCGTCAGCATTCCATACAGCAGTATAGGTGCTTGTCCCAGCGGTTCCCGTTATCACTTTGCCATCAGAACCGCTTTTTAACGCAGCCGCAATTTCGGTTATGGCGTCTATAGCATCTGCGGCGTGGGAATGGGCATCCGGGACTCTGGCATCTGCAAATTCTCCAGCGTCAAAGAAATCTGTCGCTGAGTCTCCGGTTGCTGCATCGACACCTGTGAGGCTTCCACCACCACCTGCAAATTCCGTTGCTGTCACCGTACCCGTAACCTCTAAAGCAGTTGATGGAGCCGCCGTTTTAATCCCGACATTGCCATCAGGTGCAAAGTTGATATCGGCTTCCGCACCATCAGGGTCAACGGTGGTGAAAGTCGTATGTCCGTCATCTAATAGAACCGCTGTGAGGTAATTTGTCGCATC